TAGACGCCCGCGCCCCGCTCCCCGAGCCCAAGCATGAGAAATTCTGCCGCAACGTCGCACTCAAAGGGATGCGGCCCACCGAGGCATATACCAAGGCGGGCTATACGGCGAAGAACAAGACCACCATTTCCGCAGGCGCTTCACTGCTCAGTAGGAAGATCAACGTCCGCAACCGGATCATCGAGCTTTCGAAAGTCGCCTACGCCCAAGATCTAAGAACCCGCGAGTGGGTGGACGACCAGCTCAAAGAGGTCGTAGACCGCTGCATGCAGAAGGTGCCCGTCACCATCAATGGTGTCCCATCCGGGGAGTGGAAGTTCGACGCCCGCGGAGCCAACACAGCGCTGCAGCTCATGGGCAAGGATCGCGGGATGTTCGTCGATCAGGTGAAGATCATCGAAGATGAGCTACTGAATAAGACCCCGGAAGAGATCACAGACATTACCCGCGCCGCAGCGATTGAGCTAGGCAGGGACTTCATCCGCCAGCTAGGAGAAAGCGTTGGTCTCTTCGAAGCAGACGGCGAGCCTGTTGGTGAAGCTAAAGCACCAACGGTCAAGCCTGTATCGACCCTACAGTAAGCAGGCCCAGTTCCATGCTGCCGGGGCCACCCACCGCGAGAGAGCCCTTCTCGCCGGGAACCAGTTGGGCAAGACACTCTGCGCCGCGATGGAGATGTCGTTCCATCTAACGGGTCGCTACCCGAGATGGTGGGAGGGCAGACGCTTCCCGGGTCCAACGCAGTGGTGGGCGTCCAATAAGACGAACGAGACCGTGCGCGACAATCCCCAGAGAATCTTGATGGGGCGCGGCAAGCAGTGGGGGACCGGCACGATCCCGGCAGCCTGTATCGGCGACATCACGATGGCGCGCGGGTTCCCGAACCTGATCGATACGGTCCAGATCCAGCACATCACGAGCGGCTTCTCCCAGCTCCAGTACAAGGCATACGACCAAGGCCGAGAGGCGTGGCAGGGCGAGACGCTGACCGGAGGTGTCTGGTACGACGAGGAGCCCGACGAGGACATTTATTCAGAGGGCATTACCCGGCTGGCTCCCGGCGCCGTGGCGTTCTTGACCGCCACGCCGCTGCTCGGGATGAGCAACGTGATCTCGTATTTCTATCCGCATCCCACGAACCCAGACAGGCATCTCACCCAGATGGAGATCGAGGATGCCGGGCACTACACCTCCAAAGAGCGCACCCAGCGGATCGCGGGCTACCCCGAGCATGAGCGCGAGGCCCGGTCCCGCGGCATCCCGATGCTCGGAGAAGGGCGGGTCTTCCCGGTCGCGCAGTCCCAAGTCGAAGAGCCCGCACTGTCCGATATTCCCGCCCATTGGCCTCAGCTCAACGGGTTGGACTTCGGGTACAACCACCCGTTTGCGGCGGTGCGCGGCGCGTGGGATCGGGACGCGGACATCGTGCATCTGCTCGCGACCTACCGCGAACCGGGAAAAACACCGCCGATTCATGTATCCGCAATAAAACCTTGGGGGCCGTGGATCCGCAGCGCTTGGCCCCATGATGGGCATCAGACCGAGAAGGGCGCGGGCATCGCGCTGATGCAGCTCTACAAGAAAGAGGGTCTACTGATGCTCCCCGAGCATGCGACATTCTTGAGTGGTGGCTACCACGTAGAGCCGGGGATTACTGACATGTTGGATCGCATGGAAACGGGGCGACTGAAGGTTGCATCTCATCTTTCGGATTGGTTCGCAGAATTCAACGGCTACCACCGGAAAGACGGGAAGATCGTGAAGGAGCGCGACGACTTGATGGACGCGACACGCACCTTGCTGATGTCGCTTAGGTACGCTAGGACGAATGAGACAAGGCGGCATTCCCCTACAGTGGGAATGGACTACGAACCGCTATCCGTTTGATGGGGGGTAACATGGTTTCTCGAATTCGACAGTTCCGTTTCGCGCTGATGGTCGCTGCGCTGCTTGTGTTGGTGGGCGCGTGGCAGGTGTTTGCCGGGAACCTGAATACATCCCGACAGGTATGGCTTGCGAGATTCGGCACGACAAGACTACTATGTTCACCATCAATACGGATGGCTCTGGTGACGGTGAGTTGGTGCTCCCGAACGATTCGATAGGTGTCCTTGAAATGGCGCCCAATGCGGTCAATGGCCCAGCTATCGACGACTCAACGTGTATTCACATCGTTTCTGTTTTCATCAACCCCACTGAGGCTGGCGCAACCGACGACTACATCAATTTGGTCGATAGTTCGATTGGCACGACAGATGCCGCAGAGGATGAATTCGTCGTTCCTTTCGGTGCAGTGGCGCACCGTCTGACTGTTTCTGATGTAACTGACCCCGGTGCTGCTGGAGATATCTGGCAAATCACCGTGATGGATGACGGCGCAGCTACGGCGCTGACCTGCGATGTGGATAACGGGGAAACGGCTTGCAATGATATTTCGAGTGAAGTGAGCATCGGGCTTTTTTCAGACATGACGGTTTTAGTGGACAGCTCTACGGGTTCCACAGATCCCGATGCTTCTGGGAACATGAGAGTGGCGTTCTGCTTGACGCCGAATTGATACAGGGGGCACCATGCTCTACAGGATTCGACAGTTCCGTTTTGCGATCATGGTGGCTGCGTTGCTCCTACTCGTAGGCGCATGGCAGGCATGGTCCGCGCACCTCAACTCATCGGGCCGCTGCACCAACGGCACAACCTGCGAGATCGGCACTACATCCACCACTTCGCTCGTATTCACCACGGACAGCACGGGGGATAGCGAGATCATATTTCCCAACAATTCGATCGGCGAAGATGAACTCGCACCAAGCTCCGTAAACGCGACTACCATCGCGTCGGATTCGGTTATAGCCGGGGATGTCGATGACTCGATGTGTACTCATTTTGTCGCAGGCTTTCTCAACCCCACTGAGGCTGGCGCAACTGACGACTACCTTAATTTGGTGGATAACACGGTAGGCACTACGGATGCCGCAGAGGACGATTTTATTGTTGCCCAAAACGCGAAAGCTATTCGTCTGTTCGTTGGTGGCGTCACCGACCCCGGTGCTGCTGGAGATATTTGGAAGATCACCGTGGTGGAAAATGGCACGCCGACAGCGTTGACATGCAGCATCGGAAATGGTCAAACGACTTGCGCTGATATCACTAACGAAGTGGCGATTCCGATTTTTTCAGAATTAACGGTTCTGGTAGATAGTTCAACGGGTTCCACAGATCCCGATGCTTCTGGGGAAATGAAAATCGCGTTCTGCTTGACGCCTGATTGAATGGCTAGAGGGATTATGCCCGACCAAAGAGTGATGTCCGCGATTGCCCAATTCGAGCAAATGAAACAGGCTCGCTTCGGATTCGAGGATATGTGGCAGGACATCGCGGATAACGTCGTAGGTAGGCGCGACTTCAACACGATCCGCACTCCGGGTGATCGGCGGATGGGCAACCTCCACGACATCACAGCTCTGCTCTCCGCGGAGCTTCTGGCGGGAGCCCTCCACTCGCTGATGACGAACTCGGCGAGCAAGTGGTTCCGGCTGGGCTTCGAAGATATCGAGATCGCAAACCATCCAGACGTTCGGCTCTGGAACGACCTGATCGCGGAGCCTCGGATGTACGCCGCAGTGAACCGTCCCGAGGCGGGCTTCAACCCGCAGATGCACGAGGTGTACTTCGACTTGACCACCTTCTGCACTGCGGCGCTCTCGGTCGAAGAGGAAGAGGGCCACGGGGCGGTTTTCAATTCGCGGCCACTGCATGAGGTCTTCATTTCCGAGAGCGCCTTCGGGCGGATCGATACGGTGTTCCGAAATGTGCGGATGCCCGCGCGCCAAGCCATTCAGCGCTGGGGGGATCGAGCCCCCGAGCAGGCGCGGGATCTGGTCAAGAAGGACAAACCCGAGGAACGGATCGAGGTGCTACAGGCGATCCGCCCGAACGAAGATATCCAACCCGGCAGACTCGACTTCACCGGCATGCCCCACTCCAGTCTCTACATCGATATCAAGGGTAAGTCGCTAATCAAGGAAGGCGGATTCTGGGAGCTGCCGATAATGACGCCGCGGTGGAGCAAAGATCCCGGCGAGCTATTCGGTCGTGGCCCCGGCATCACCGCGCTCGCAGATGCCAAGATGCTCAACGCCATGTGGAAGACCATCATCAAGGGTGCCCAGAAGATCGTGGACCCACCGATGCTGATGGACAACGATGGCGTCATCACACAGCTCAAGACGGCTCCCGGCAGCGTTAACATCCAAGAGGCCACGAGCCTCCGCCCCGACTCGGTGCGCCCCCTGCTCACAGGCGGGAACCCCGGCATCGGCATCGATCTCGTCAACCGCAAGCAGCAGAACATCCAATCCGCGTTCCACTCTGAAGTGCTGCCCCTCTTCAACTCCCCCTATATGACGGCTACTCAGGTGCTTGAGCTGATCCAGCAGGCCACGCGCTTCTTGTCGCCGATCCTCGGGCGCATGCAGTCCGAGCTTTTGGAACCGATGATTCAGCGCGTCTTTGGAATCGAACTTCGTGCGGGTCGCCTCGATCCGATTCCCGAAGTGCTCGCGAACCAGAACATCAAGGTGGAGTACATCAGCCCGATTGCCCGCGCGCAGAAGGCGAGCGACGTTTCCGCGATCGTAGAGACGTTCACGATCGCGGCTGAAATGGAAGGCGTCATGCCGGGTACGATCGACAACCTCGATGGGGATGCAGCGATCCGTAGCATCGCGGACGCCAAGGGCATCCCGATCTCGATCGTGCGCGAGGCTGCTGTGGTCGCCGAGATTCGTCAACGTCAGCAGGAATTGGCCGCAGAGCAGAAGCAGCAGCAGGAAGCGTTGCAGGTCGCGGACGCGGCATCGAAGCTCATTCCTGCGATTGCAGGCGCGCAACAGGAAGCAGCATGAGTGCAGCACGCCCCGTAGTCAGTCTTCGTCGTAGGAATTTTTCGCGCCGTGCGCGTTACAACGAGACTTTCAACAACGTGGTGGGGATTGCCACGCTTCGGAGCCTCCGCGAGTTTTGCAAGATGGATCAGGACGTCTACGTGACTGGCGATTCGGAAACGACTGCGTACTACCTCGGGATGCAGCGGGTCTATCGTCACATCACAAGTGTGATGAAGATGGATACCCAAACCCTAGAGCGTATATCCGGGAGTGACGAATGAGGCGCATACTGACGATGGGAGATGGAAGTGACGGTAGCGGAGATGGTGGCGGCGACGGTGGTGGCGGGGGTGCCGGTGGCGATTCCGGTGGTGGAACTGGTGGTGGAGATGGTGGAGGCGGGACGGCTCCCAGTTGGCGCGACGGAGTAAGCGAAGATATCCGCTCGCATCCTGCACTCGCGGACATCGCTGATATTCCTACTCTCGCGCAGAGCTACATCGAGACGAAGAGCCTCGTGGGCAGGAAGGGCATCATTCTTCCCAAAGAAGGGGATGCGGGAGATCTCGCGCGTTTCCGCACAGAGATCGGCGTACCCGACTCGGCGGAGGGTTACGATCTCGGCGACTTCAAGCCGCCCGAAGGGCTCCCGTGGAGTGATGGTTTCCAGACCGCGATGCTCGAAAAGCTGCATGCACGAGGGATCCCGAACGGGCAGATCCGCGAGATTCTGGATGATTACGCGGAAGTGTCGAACGGTGAGTACACGGGCATGGTCGATGCTCAGAAGCAAGGTCACACGAATGGAACGGAAGCACTGAAGAAGGAACTCGGTTCCAGCTATGACGCTTCGGTGGGCTTGAGCCAACGCGCGTTCAAAGCAGCCGCCGGGGACAACTTCGATGCGGTTGCGAACCTCACGCTTGCTGACGGCACTCAGCTCGGGGATAATCTGGCGTTCGTCAAGACGTTTATCAACGTCGGCAAGCAGTATCAGGAGGCCGGTTTGCACGGTGAAAAATCGGGAGGCGGCGGATTCATGCTGACGCCGGAAGCGGCGCAGAAGGAATTCGATACGATTTCGGGGCACGTTGCTCTTTACGATGACGATCATCCGGAGCATGCCGCAATCGTCGCTCGCAAGTCCGAGCTGGCGAAGATGGCTTGGCCCGAGGAAATTAGAGGGGGTTGAACGTGCTGCACAATTACAGTTCTTTATTGGCGCTCGACGCGATGGCGAGTGAGAAGTCCATCCGCATCGCTGTGTATGATCGCGCGCTGATGCTGCACGGTGCGATGAAGTTGAAGGTGCAGGTATCTATCGAGGAAATCGCGAATCAGATTCTCGAATTTGTCGGGGGCGAGCGGCATCGGCTGGAAGCGGTTGATGTCTCGATGAAGCGCATGCACCGCCAAAACCGGATAGAAGATGTGCTCACTCGGGCGGAAAAGATCGCAGAGTGGGCAGAGGAAGAGCAGGGCGGATCTTCGGTGGATGACTTTGCTTCGGATCCTGGCCCCGCAGAACCCGCATCGGAGCCCGTCGTAATCAAGAAAAAGACCACAACCAAGAAGACAGGGAGCAAGTAAAAGCCCAGGATTTACTTCCCTCGATTACCCGTAATTGGGCCGAGGTGCTTACCGGAATAGCCCGGTCGCATGGCCCGCTTTAGCGGATTACTTCCTTCGTTCACAACCAGAACGGAACGGAGGACGTAATGTCCGAACAAATCACAACTGCCGTTGTCCATGAATGGGAACGCGGCATCACACATCTTGCAGAACAGAAGATGAGTCGATTCCGCGGTAAGACGCGGATGACACGCATCGGAGCAGGCGACGAGAAATTTGTCGATCAGATCGGATCCGTCACTGCCCAGGTCAGGACGACTCGGCACGGCGATACTCCGCTCACCGACACGCCTCATTCCAGGCGTCAGGTTCCCTTGAATCCGTATGAGCATGCGGATCTCGTGGATGAGCCTGACAAGCTCCGCACGCTCAACGATCCGACCAACGAATACATGGTGGCTTTCGGTCGGGCTTTCGGTCGGGCGATGGACGACGCAGTGATTGCTTCGGCGTTTGCCGCAGCGAATACCGGCGTCATAGGCGGAACTTCCGTCGCTTTCCCGGATGGTGATTTCATCGTCGCGCACGGTGATGTTGGCATGACGCTGGATAAGATCATCGCTGCCAGTCAGGTGCTTCGGGAGAACGAGAACGACCCCGACGAGGGGTTCTATCTGGCATGTTCTCAGGAGCAGATCGCCGACATGCTCGGTGATTCCACGTTCACAAGCGTGGACTACAACTCGGTTCGCGCCTTGATGTCCGGCCAAATCACGGATTTCATGGGGTTTACGTGGATCACGACCGAAAGGCTGGGCGTAGATTCCGATACCGATCGTCTGTGCATCGCGTGGGCAAAGAACAGCCTGCTTCTGGCAATCGGCAAAGAGCCGAGTGGCCGGATCAGCGAGCGGGACGACAAGTCGTATTCCACGCAGGTCTACATGAGCATGGACATCGGCGCGACACGGCTCGATGAAACGGGGGTTGTCAAAATCCCCTGTCAGGAGGCGTAAGAAAACTGAGTGGCCGGGAGCCGGTGCGGTGTCGTGCCGGTTCCCACCTCTCAATTTGGGTCGCGGTGTCGTGACCCATAGGAGAACGGAAACATGACAGTATTCTACAGCGATCACCTCAGTGCGGATATGGGCGACACGGGGCACTGGAGCACCAAGTCGTCGCCCGACAAGATCGTGAACATAGGTGGTAAGCATTCGAGGATCCGCCTCAACTCGTGCCGGGTGCTGGTTCCTTCCACAGCGGACTTGGCCGACGATGACGAGATCCACTTCTGCGACATGAAGAGTGGTGATCGGCTCGTCGAGTTGAATATGTCGTGTGACGCTGGTTGGCACACGACCGCGACCTTCAACTACGGCCTGTACATCAAGAGCACGGGGCTCGCGTTGGATGAGGATCTGTTCGCGGCGGCACTCGATCAGGTGAATGAGGTGGCTCGTACTGACATCTTCGATCAGGCCACCACGCTCGCCGACTGGGACCGGGGCAAGACGCTCTGGGAGCTGGGAGCGATCGGGGCTGGCACCGATACGGTCGATCCGCAGGTGATGTACACGATCGTGGCAACGGCAACGGCGAACCTCACGGCGATGGCGGCAGAGACCGAAATGCTGCTGGAGGCGTGGTACATCGCAGGCGACTGATCCCGACTAGGGGAGGGCTCCCGGCCCTTCGTGGGGTACGTCAGTCCCCTGTGCGGGGCCGGGATGCTTTGAGGTTTTTAGATGGCGAGTGACGTAGGGATCGCGAACGCAGCACTACGCAAGCTCGGGCAAGGCCCGATAACGGCCTTCTCGGAGAACAGCAAGGCCGCGCGTCTCGCGAACGAGCGCTACGCGGAAGTGCGCGACGAGTTGCTGTATCGCCACCCGTGGAATTTTGCGATGAAGCGCGAATCGCTTGCGGCTAGCTCTACAGCTCCAGTGTGGGGGTTCACATCCGCCTACCCACTTCCAGCCGACTACATCCGCATGCATGAGGTGAATGGGGAAGACGAGAACACCGCGAAGTGGAAGGTGGAGGATGGCGCAATCGTGACGGATCTTCCTGCGCCGCTTCAGGTGCGTTACGTCTACCAAGTGACAGACGCCAACCGCATGAGCATCGGGTTCCGCGAAGCGCTGGCATCCCAACTAGCCTCAGACTGGGCGGAAGACATCACCGGGGACGACAACGTGGTGACGGATAAGGCGGGCAAGGCGCGTCTCGCGGTAGCACAGGCGCGCAGTAATGACGGGCAGGAAGGAACGCCGGATGCCATCGAATCCGATGAATGGCTCGTGGCTAGGCTCTAGGAGAAAATTATGGCATGGTTGGTTCCTGCTTTGCCCGCGATTACCGCGATCGGCGGGCTCGCCACTACTTTAATCACGGCATCTCAACCAGATCCCGGCCAGAAAGCAGCGAAGGCTGCGGATCGAGATAAGAACGAACGACTCCAAAGAGAATTTCTGGCGAGCAGGAAACAGGATGCCGCCAATGCTCGTCGTTCTGGCGGCAGCGGGCAGCGCACCGTTTTGGGTGGGGATAGCGGAGCAACCGGCCAAACCGACATCAGCCGGAACGTGCTTCTGGGGCAATAGGGGTTTGGTATGCCTTTGACACTAGAAGAGGAACGCAATCTATCCGAAGAGGAAAAGCGCGCAGTATTGCAGCGCCGCTCTCGGCGATCCTCTACCACGCTCAGCCCCATTCAGGCCCAGAAGTTTCTGCAAAACAAAATCACGGGTGCGGAACTAGCGCGCAATCCCAATTTGCAACCCCGCCTCGCCGTGCAGTTCAACGAAAGAGCGAACGCCCTCTTGCGCAAGAAAAAGGGCACGGGCGTCGTACCAAGGGAAGATCCGGGCGGGGGCGTTTTTGGTCGCCATGTGTTCGACTTCCATACTGAGCAGCAAAGACTAAGACGGGAATTCATCGACAAGGAAGTTCTCGATCAGTTTGGCCCGCAGAATGTGACTTCCGTATCCACGGTGTTGAACCCGCAGGGTGGTCGATCCCGCGCTCCAGGGCTTGATGCAGCGAGCACAACGCCCACGCAGGCACAACTAGATGAGATTTCGGCGCGGTTCGAAACACCGCTTCAGAAACTCACCGGGGGAGCCAATAAGCCGTTTGTACCAGGGAGCGATAGAGGTTCCGCCGCTCAAGAGTCGCTTTCAAACAGGCTCAGAAGCGCAGCGGTTTTTAACGCTCAAAATGCGGGTGGGCCAGAAACGAAGGGCTCTGGGAGAAGCGCTTTTGCGGCGAACAGGGAAGGAAGGGTAGAGCGGAGAGCGGTGCGCAGGGCGGCTCGCAAAACTATTCTAACGAGTGACTCAGATCAGTCAGTTGGTGGCAGCACGATTTTAGGCTGATGGGGGTAGCATGGCTCGCACATATCCGATGCAGAATAGCTTTAATGCGGGTGAGCTTTCGCCGCGCATGAGAGGTCGCACGGATATTGCAAAGTACAGCTCGGGCGCTGAGTTGATTCAGAATTTCATCGTGCAAGCACAGGGAGGCGTCAAGCATCGACAGGGTGCTCGCTTCGTGTCCGAAGTGAAGAACTCCGCGAACAAGACGCGGCTCGTCCCGTTCGTCGTTTCCACCGTGCAAGCCTACATGCTGGAATTCAGCAACAATCTGGTTCGATTCTACAAAGACGAAGGCATCATTTCTTCAGGTGGGTCGCCGGTAGAACTTGTGACGACGTACACGACTGCTGAGCTACCGGAGTTGATGTTCGCGCAGACCGTCGATTCACTTTACATCTGCCACGAAGATCACCCCACGGCAAAGATCACGAGGACAAGCGACATCGCGTGGACGTTGGCAGACGTGGATTTCCAAGATGGCCCGTACCTTTCCGAGAACAAAACAGACACAACCATGGACCCGGCTGCGGCAACCGGAAATCCTATCGCGATTGTGGCGTCGGCGACTACCGGGATCAATAATGACACTGGATTTCAGTCCACCGATGTAGGTCGTCTGATACGGCTGAAGAAATCCACTGCCACGATTGGTGCGGGTTGGGCGGAAATTCTTACAGTTGT